TTCGGCGTAGGGGCGATCGGTCAACTGGCTTTTGCTGAGTCAACGACTGGAGACGGATCTTCGATCACGATTGCACCCACTGGAGTTGCTGGGACTTTTAGTGTTGGAAGTGTCGTGCTGGAGTCACTATATGTTCCCACAGGAGTTTCCGCGACTTTTAGTCCGGGCAGTGTCGTACTGGAGTCAAGATATTTTCCAGATGGCGTTGGGGCAACCTTCGCTCTAGGAACGGCGACGATCATAGCGGATGCGGATGTCACCCCTACGGGAGTTTCCTCGACTTTCAGCGTTGGAAGTGTTACACTGGAGTCAACGTATTTCCCGACAGGGGTTGCGGCAACCTTCGCTCTAGGAACGGCGACCGTTACAGGAACGGCGACTGTCATTCCAACAGGGGTTGAAGCAACTTTTGCAGTGGGGGATTTGAAACTAACAATTTGGAACGGAGTGGACGACTCCGCGACAAACACATGGACGGTGGTTCCAACAGGATAAGACATGGCAGACTCGACGATATTAAACTTGGACTTGCAGACGACCGGCGCCAACGCCGGAACATGGGGGTCAAAGACAAACGATAATTTATCTAAAGTAGAAAATGCAATCAAGGGATATGCGGCGGTAAGCGTCGCCAGTTCAGGCACTGTGTCTTTAACGGCCAGTAGTGGAGGAACTGGAGACCAGCAAAGCAGGGCGGCCCTTAAATTAGAGGGATCTTTATCCGGTAATGTACAATTGGAATGCGAGGCCAATCCCTATTGGTACTTCATTCATGACGCCTCCACTCGTGGAGGATACACCCTTACATTCGGGCCGGCAGGTGGAACAGCAATCACCTTACCATATACAAACACAAAATACTTGGTATACACGGATGGAACAACCATGTTCGACGTCCTAGCCAACGTAGGAAACATTTCATCCGGCGGAACGTTAAGCGCCACGGGTGATATTTCTTTTGACGGAGGGGCTTTTGTATTCAATGAAGCAGGAATTGACACGGACGCACGTTTTGAAGGATTATCAGACATTAATCTTCTTAGAACCGAAGCGACCAATGACCGCGTGGGAATTGGAATCGCGGCGCCTCTGGCCAAGCTCGGAATTACACAGACAAGCGCGACAGGAGCGGTGCCGTGCATAGAACTGGAACAGGCAGATACAGATTTCGCCTTCACCAACTACAAAGGAACATCAGCTGCCGATAGTTCTTCCAGTATTTCTTCTTCCACGGCTGAAGCTGCCGCCAAGTTCGGGGCTGTCAGGATAAGGATTAACGGTACTGACAAATGGATACGCGTTTACGATAGCGCTGTGTAGGAGGCTTCATGACTTTGATCAAGGTACAAGTGGCTCCAGGGGTTGACAAGCAGGATACTGAATACGGTGCCGAAGGGCGCTGGACAAATACGGACAACGTTCGTTTTCGTTACGGGCTTCCAGAAAAGATAGGAGGATGGGCGAAGGTCACATCCGACGCGCTCGTGGGAGCGGCGAGGGGAATCGTTACTTGGTTTTCCTTGGACGGTGATCAGTACGCAATCACGGGAACAAACAAGAAACTTTACGTCTACCAGAACGGAGCGTGGTATGACATCACGCCCATAAGATCCACCGGTGCAAGCATAACGGATTTCACGACAACGGATACTTCCACAAGCGTCACCGCGACTGATGCATCCCACGGAGCGATAGTAGGAGATTTTGTCACCATTTCATCCGTGTCAGGAACCGCCAATGGAATAGTGGCGGCGAATCTTGAAGGAGAATTTGAAATTCAATCCGTCACTGACACCAATAATTATGTCATCATCGCCAAATCAGCGGCAACCAGCACTGGGGCGGCTACGGTTACAGCGACAGCTGAATACCAGATCAACACCAACCCGGCCACGTCCATACTAGGATACGGGTGGGGCGCAGGACCTTGGGGAGGGGTTGCTGCCGGGCCAGGATGGGGAAAATCCCGTGCGACCTTGGCTGCTCCAAACAGCGTTCAACTGGATTCAGGAAAGTGGACATTGGACAACTGGGGCGAGGACGTACTGGCCCAGCAGTTGAACGGCGGACTTTATTACTGGGACACATCCGCGAGCACTACAACTGTGGGAAGAGCGGAGAATGCGACGGTGGCCAACGCACCTACATCCAGCAGGTTCATGATGGTTTCAGGAACTGATCGGCATGTCATATGCTTTGGAACCGAAACAACCATTGGAACAGCATCCACTCGTGATGAAATGTTTATTCGTTGGTGTGATCAGGAAAGTGTCAATACATGGATACCAACAGCAACCAACACTGCAGGAACCCAAAGACTGACGGACGGAAGCAAGCTTGTTTCGGCCGAACGTTCGCGTGGCGCCGTATTGATATGGACTGACACTGCGTTGTATCAGATGCAGTTGATTGGCGCTCCATTCACGTTTGGATTCTCACAATTGGGATCCGCGTGCGGATCGTGCGGATTGCACGCGACAGTGGAGACCAATGGAAGGGCATACTGGATGGGAATTGATTCATTCTTCATGTTTGACGGTTCGGTGCAGAAGATTCCATGTTCAATTGAAGATCATGTCTTTAAGGATATTGATGAAGCATCACAAAAGGACACTTTTGCCGCTCTGAACAGTGAGTTCAATGAGGTCACCTGGTTTTATCCATCCAATGGATCCTCGGTCATAGACAGTCTGGCAACTTTCAACTATGCGGAAAAAGTTTGGTACAATGGAACACTGGCGCGCTCCTCATGGGCGGACAAGGGCGTGTACCAATACCCTTACGCAACATCATACAGCGCTACGGATTCAAGCGCCACAATAAGCACCATCACGGGACTTACTGACGGAAGAAGCTTCATGCACGCGCAGGAAAACGGAAACAACGCGGACGGAGCGGCGCTTAGCTCTGAAATAAAATCAGGGGAATTCGTCATACCGGAAGCGGGCGAAAGACTGATGTCAATCAGGCGTTTCATTCCCGACTTTAAAAATTTAACGGGAACGGTCAACGTGGAGCTGGATTTCAAACTCTACCCCACAAGCAGCACAGTTACCAACGGTCCTTTCGCAGTCACTCCATCCACCACAAAGGTGGACACACGTGCTAGGGGAAGACAGGGTGCAATAAAGATAACAAGCTCGGAACTTGGCGCGACGTGGCGCTACGGAACTTACCGTGCGGACGTTCAACCAGACGGAATGAGATAATGTTTAATCCTTTTGGTATGGGTAGTGCTCGCCAAGGATTTGGCCAGCAAGGATCTAATCAACCCTATGATTTCAAGGGACTGGAGTCCCGTCTGGGAAAGATCGAGACAGGAATAGCGGGACTGACGGAACAGTTTGGAAATTTTAAAATGCCAGGACAGGAGACGGTTGATCCGGAATACACAGGCAACGCCACACCCGACCCTTTGACAACTGCGGCACCGACGGGAGGCATTCAATCCCTTCCGGAGGCGACACCTATGGGTGGACTAGGAGGACAAGGTGGTTTAGGATTACAACCTGGTATACAAGACAATATGAATGTTAATCCACCTTCTTTTGGAGGAGGACAGTCACAGGGAAGGATGATGATAGATCCTTCTAAAACATTCGGTGGAGCTAATTACACTCCGTTGACAGAGGAACAATTCAACACCCAAACAAGACAATGGGGAGAGCACCTGGACTACAGGGATTTTTCCGACATGGCGGCCGGCATGACAGGAGTTGGTGACGCAGGTCGGAGGAAAATGGGTGCTGATCCACGATTCATGCATGCATACGACGCGTGGCAGGGAGCGGATCAGTCACAGGGAATGGAGAATTGGATGCAGGATTATAATTTTGATCTAGCGCCGGAAAGACCGGAGTGGCAACCAAACGTGGATTGGCAAACAAGTATGGCAAATCAACAAGCATATTTAGATAGTCCTGAATACACAGATTGGCAGCAAAGACAGGAGGCCCTCGGACCGGTTTCAGCTGCGACACAGTCTGCTATGATGGGGGGACGGCGCGGTGGCACGCTTGGCCTCAACAGCATAAGTCCTTACATTAGAAATGAAGGCCTCTTTAACCAAGGCATTTTTGGGCGTCCTGGGGAAACACCAACATATCAAAATTACCTCACTGATATGCAAACGATGCAAGATTGGAATAAAAACCGACCTGCTCAAGTACCTGGACAACCTCAATCAGTAATGCAAGGAACCACACAACAAGGACCACAACAACAAGTGCAACAAGGACTCGGAGCTGGAATCGGAGCGCTGACTGGCCCGACGCAACAAAAAATTCAAGGATACATGACGTAATGGCGCAGATAAACATACCACGACTTCCTGCGGCTCATGATGAGTACAGCAAGGAACAAATCAACCAGATGATCCAGACACTGGATCAGCTAATTCAGCTTCTGAATTCGTCCTACACGCCAGAACAATTAAAGAACGAAGATGAAGCGCTAACATGGTTTCTTAATTAAATGGCCAACAATTATAAAAAAGTAATGACGACGGTCACGAGCACGGGGGACGCGACAATATATACCGTTCCTGCGGAGACAACCACGCTTGTCAAGACGGCGTGGGCGTACAATAACTCCGGCGGATCGGCGGCGATTACCCTCAAGATAAATTCAACATCCCTTCTTACCGATTCCGCTGTGGCGGATAAGTTCACGAAATCCTTCTTTTATCTGGCTTCCAGCGACATCGGGGTGATGGAGGCTGGCGACGTACTTAAGATCAACAATGACGCGCAGCCGGTGAACGTCTATCTGGCCATACTGGAGATCTCATAATGGTTGATAATGCAGATAATACTTGCTATAAGGAGAGAATATGCCTATAAATGATGATGCGGTAATAGAATACGTGGAGATCAACGGGGAACAAGTTCCCAAGATCGTGGTCCCCGCGGAAATCACCATTACTCACACGCAAACAGGTAAGGAATACGGGTCGGCGAAGGAAGCCGATGACGATGTAAACGATCCTGCAACTTCTACCAAGCGTGAACACATACGACAGGATGTTCTGATCAAGGTAGCGATTCATAAATTATTAGAAGGAGTGGTAGGAAAAGTTTAATGGCACACGGAGATTTCCCAGATAGAAGAGATATGAGATTTGGTGGCAACATGGAGAGGGCTAATGTTGGTAAACCAAATGTATCAGTTAACTGGGGCGGAAGAGATGTTCCTGGAGTTGATCTAAGATACGAAAATTATCGGGCACCATACAGGGCTGAATACTCGCCTTCACGCAATCCTCACCATCCTAGTCATGCTAATAGAACAGATTATATGGCACAGGGTTACAATTCACGTGGTGAGTTACAAAATTACCCAAGTAGAAGAAACATGAGGGGAAAAGACTCTTATAGTATCAATGTAGGCCCTAGGCCTGAACGTGACACCACTGGTCTTGGTGGATTAATTAATAGATTAGATACGGGAAATATTGGGTTTACTGATATTTTAAATCTTAATCCATTTATGAAGTTGTGGCCTCAATCATGGTTGGATGCAGTTGGGGAAGATAGATATTTTAATCAAGACCGCAAAGATTGGAATGATAAGTATTATGGTAAAGCTGATACAGGCAGCGGACGAATGTTTAATCAAAGGGGAATATCAAGTGAAAGACAGCCTGGACTTGAAGGAGGAATGGGTGGAGGACTAGGAGGACTGCAAGAACAAGCAGGTTTATGGCAAGACATTAAAAGAATACTTAAAAACACGAAAAATCCAGGTCCTTTAATTGATCAATGGACTGATCACTGGATGAAATCACAACGAATGGCAGGCAACGACACAGGAATAGGAAGCACTGACGAATATCAGAA